GCTGGACATTGAGCGATGTGACTTCATCGTTGTATGCAGCCACACCGTAGCCGTTGATGACCTTCTCCGCTCCAAAGCGTCTGACTACAAACGCCCTTCGGAAAATTCCAAGCCCCATATCAATCGCCTCCCTTCTTGCGAATTACATACTTGACTGACTGACGCATTTTGCCGGTGTCGATAAGAGGCTTATCCGACCCCTTCTTCTTGATGGTGGATGGAGCGTTCGGGACAAAGGAGCCGCTGCCGATCTTCTCCTGCACCAGCGAAACTCCGAACGCACCGAGCTTTTTCAGGGTTTGCTCGGCTGTTCCTCCACTGGCAATTTCGCCAGCCAATGACTTGCACATGGAATTGATCTTGTCTTGGTTATCGTCCACGCTCATACGCAGAAACGGTCTGGAGGGCGTGTCCGATGTTCCGAGTTCGTTGAACATGGCAATCTGGGCCATGTCCACTCCCTTGTCGTCTGTGACCTCCCCGGATTGGTAGCCTATGAAGACCTCCTGCTCATGCAGTTTCTTCAGTTCCGCATAAAACCGTTTCCCTTCCGGGGTAAGCCGGTCATACCCGCCGCCCATTACCGCTCACCTGCCGACCTGATTGGAATGACCACCAGACGCCGCAGGGTCAGGTATTCCAGCCCATACGGAGTCAGGGCCAGTTCCGCATCTACCATCAGGTTTGTCGCTTGGTTGACAGTGAACCCGATGGAGGTTTCGCCCTCGGAGTAACTGCCAATCCGCAGCGTATCGCCCACAGTGCCATACGAGCTGTCGCCATACCCGGCCATCTTCAGCCGATGGGCTGTCAGGAGGGCCAAGGCTTGGTCATACAGCTTTCCGAACACCTTTTCGCTGATGAGCGGTGCGGTGAGGTCGATCCACGCATTGACGACTTCATCGTTCAGGGTTTCAAACTCGGTAGCTACCAGACGGAAAATCTGGACAGCCTTTCCCATGGTTTACTTACCCTTAGCGGCAGGCTGCTTTACGACTGCAAGGTCCCTCCGGGCGATGTGGAAGGCCAGCACATCGTTGTCATCGTAGCCAGTGACCTCTTTGGTTTCACCGGGCAGGATGACAACCTCGCCTACGCTGATGATCTTGTTGCAGGTATTCTTCAGTTTCATAAGTCAGACTCCTTTACAGCGAAAATATAGGGGCTCGCATGGTGCGAGCCCCATCGGGACAATCAGCAGATGCCGGTAGCGATGAGCAGGGACATGGGGTAGTAGATAATCGCACCGGCAGTCCGAGCCTCGCAGGGAACCACCATTTCGAGGCCCTGCGTCTGGACGGGGTACTGGATGAAGGGCAGCGGGTTTTCGATGGTCAGCTTGCGAGCGTCATTCTTAAAGAGCAGCATCACGCCCTTGCCATCTTCCTCAGCAGCATAGGGGTTGGTGTCCACGCTGTCGGGATCCAGTTCGGGGCAGGACACAATGTTCTGGATGTCCTTGATGTTGTCCTGAATGTAGGTCAGGAGGTTGCTGGCAGTACCGTCAATACGGCGGTTCTGGAGGATGATGTATGCCTCCGCAGGCAGGGCCAGCGTGTCAGGCTTTTCCACCTTCTTGGTGGTACGGGCCATCTGAGTCATCATACCGGTGATGTCCGCAAGGATTTCATCGGCAGTCTTGTCGGCCCACTTCGCAGTTCCCTTGGCTCCGTTAGCAATAACATACAGGGGGATGTCGTTGTCGGTAGACAGGACGCCACGCAGACCGGTTTCGGCATCGCCATTCCACGCAATCTTGTTGTTCAGGTAGTCGATCTGATACCGGGCGGACTCCGCCTTGCGAGTATCAAGGGACTTACCAGCCATACGGGAGGCTCGCATCTCCTGAATGGAGTAGCCGTAGCTGTCACCGATGGACTTGATGATAGCGGTGGTGGGCTTGCCCTTCACATCAGCACGAGGCAGGTCGGTGGCGTAGTTGGAAATAATCTTCGCCAGACCTACCTTGTCGTAGCTGTAATAGGTGATGGTTTCTGCGCCGGGGTCCACCTCGTTGGAGATGGGGAACAGGCTCAGAGCCGTAAACTCAGGGTACTCGACATCGTAGGACTGGGACTTCACATAGTCCAGTTCACGAGCGAAGAAGATAGACGCCGCCTCAGCGTCATCAAAGCGCATCTGGGGAGTGCTGACAAGAGAGGCGGGGATATTCGAGGCCAGCAGAGCCTCGTAGTCATTCTGGTCGTATCTCATGGATTTCTGGTTGCTCATTGTAAGATTTCCTCCTCTCGTTAAGCCCCGGCAGTGTTATCGTTGCCGGGTTTCCACTTGCTCTCGGAAGCATTGTATTTGAGGACCTGACCCTCGGTAGCTGCGGTGGTCAGGTCAACATCCGTCAGGTCAGACAGAGCGGTTGCGCCACCAGACGCCTCGCCTGCCACGCAGCCGAACAGCTCAACGGGAGCAAGGCCGTTGGAGGCCGGTCCGATAAACCGTCCGGGAACCGTGATGCCGCCGGTGGTGCCAAAGCAACCGGCATCATCGCCGCTGACAATCAGGTGGAGAGCATCGCCGTACTTGGGCTTGGCCGCCGCAGCCAGACGAGCCCAGATGCGACCACGGCGCATCACGCCGATGTTCTGGTTGTTCAGGATGAAGAGCTTACCCTCCAAATCCTGCTGGCGGTCGAAACCGTTGACTACGATGCCCTCGAAGTCCTCAGCCTTGCTTGCACTGGTAGGCAGAGCGATGTTGCTGCCGGGGATGGTGCCGGGAACAACGCCCATGCCAAAGGTCAGGACGCCGTTTTCCTCCTCGTTGAAACGGGAGTCCACCGGGTAGTGGTACATATCGTAGATGCCACCGGCAATGCCTTTGCTGGTGGCAAATCCGTAGGTTTTCTGAACACTCATTTACTTGTCCTCCTTCTTCATTCTCCGGTCAATCATTCGCTGCCGGGCATCGCTGGCAGAGCCGACGGACTTGGTGGGCTTGGCAGCCTTGCCATCCCCACGCATCATCTGCTGGCGCTGGTAGTTGGTGTCCTTCCGGGTCTTCATCTCAGCCACAGCCATATCAAAGGCTGCGCTGACATAAGCTGCGCTCTTGCCATCCAGACGCAGGGAAGGCTTGAGCTTTTTCAGGATGGCCTTCTTTGCGTTCTTGACGCTCATGCTCTCCAGACCGTCCATGTTCAGCCGGTCGCCAACACGGACGACACGGAGCAGTTCACGGAAGTCGCTGGCTGCATCAGCCCGGTCCTTCTTCTCGGCAGTCGTGTCGCCTTCACCGGTATCGGTGTTGCACTCCGCGCCGTCAGCGGCGGTTTCCTCGTCCTCGTCCTGATTGCCGGTGTCCTCACCGTCAGCAGTGACTTCAGCGGACTTCAGGACATCAATGACGCCGAGCAGGGTGTCAATATCCTCGTCCTGCTGAGCGATCACGCCCATGGCGCCGTTCAGGTCTTTGGGGTCCCCTTCGGAGTCCCGGCGGTCACGGCGGTCCTTTACGGACTGAACCGCATCCACATCCTGATTTTCCTCAATGCCGGTGTCGCCTGCGACCTTTTCGGCCAGCTCCTCGACAACCTCGGCCGCCGCCTCGGTAGCAGGGTCTACGCCGATGTCATCGGTAGCTCCCATACGCTCCGCTCTGCGCTGCTTGAACGCTTCGATGGCGGCGTTCAGCTGCTCAGGAGTCAGGGCGTCGCCATCATTTCTTTTAGTCTTTGCCATGTCTAACTTTGCTCCTTTCAAACAATTCTGGCCCTGCCCGTCAATATTGAGCCGAGCCTGTTCACCAGCCCTCGCTTTATCAACAAGGGCAAGATGATTGATTTCGATGTCCCGCTGAATGGCGTCATACGGCTGTCCATTCCATACGCCGGGGGTTTCCTCCAGACGCAGGTTGTAGCCGCAGGACAGTTCCCTCAGTCCAGACCTCTTTACGCTGTCCATATCGTGGATAATGATTTCGGCTCGCACATCGTTTCCGTCCTGATACCCTTCGGTGAGGATGGTCCCGATGTGCTCTTCCTGCACATTTCCTGTATCGACATAGCCAGCATCGTGCGTTACGATGACCGGCTTTCCCTTGTAAGAGGCAAGGCTTTTGTCAGCGAAGACTTCTTCCGGCAGCCGCAACTCCCGGCGTTCGGTGCCATCTGGATTGTGATACACGAAGATACCTACTGATGTAACGATGGGATGGTCTACGAGGTAGCCCTCCTCGGTGAAGTAGGTTTTATCCAGCGGTATGCTGTCAAGACGATGCACCTTCTGTGTGTCCGCTTTGCTCATGTGCTGTTCACTCCCTTTTGCCAGGCTTGGCTGGTTCTAAAACTTCCTCATCTCTCACCACCTCCTCCAGTGATCGGCAGGTCAATGGTGTTGCGGTCGAAGACGGCAATAGGCACACACCGGCATTGGTAATCCTCGCCGGGGTGCGCTCTCCTTCCAGTCTTTCTATCTACAACCGGCGGGTCATCCCACCGGAACCGCTTGTTGTTCAGTCGGGCGTGGTCTTCTCTTACCCGGCTGTCGCCGGATGTGGACCAGATGTATTCCTCCACACCAGCGTCACGCTGTTGTTTCTGGGCTATATTGCTGTTCAGCTTGGCGATCTGGTCACGGGCCAAGAGCTGGGCGTGTCGGCGGTCAACGCTATACGCCTTCTGTATCTTCTTCACTATGGCCGTGGTGGTTTCGCCCTTCTTGTAGCCTTCCAGTACAATCTGGCGCATCTTGCCGAGGCTGTCTTGCGGGATGGTCTTGATGAGGCTTACATTCTCGTTGACCCACCGCTCCATCAGTTCCCGGTACAATTCCCCGGTGTAGTAGTCGTCCATCAGGTCAATGCCGAGGGTGGCCTTGACCGCCTTCTTCCACTCCCGGATGCTCAACTTTCGTGTCAGCTTTGCCATGGCCTCAATCTTGCCATAAAGTCCGAAGTCCGCCATGGCTTGCTCCAGCTCCACAGCCATCTTGTTGAATACCGCTGTAACCTTGGCGATCAGGTCCGAGGTATCATCGTGACGCCGGTTCGCCTCTCTCTCCACACGAGCAGCATCCCTGATTTCAGGCAGGTGTTCCTTCAGCAGTTGGTTCAGCAGTCGGATATAGCCATTTGTGACCCTCTGGAGCTCTCTTTCGGCCTGCTGGGGGTATTTGGTTTCGTACTTACACAAAAGCCTCTGGTGGCTCCCGAAACGCTTGGAGAGCAACTCCTGCACCATCTGTTTGTGTGCAATGTCATTCAACGGGCATCACCTCCTTTTCCCGGCATGAACGCACAAAAATAGCGGCGGTCTGCACCGTCGCTGTTGAGAGGTTTCTTTATCCCCTTCTGATACCTTCTGAACGCCTCTGGATTTGTCCGAACCGTTCTTCGAGGGTAAGTTGTTGTGTGCCATCATAAAGCTCTGTATGGGGTGTTTATGGGGCCTCTGTCGAAGGCTCCTGCAAGAGCTCCAAAAGGCTGGTGACAGACAGAGCGAATGGCAGGAAGATCCGTTCAGGTTTTTCCTCAACCAGTTCAGCCGCCTTCTCCGCTGTCAAGAACCCCGCCTTGATTATTTCATCCCCGTCACAGCTTATGGTTCCGTCAAAGTCGGTACAAAGGAAAACCTGCGAGTCGCAATATTCATCCGGCATACCGGTGAGCACTGTAATCGGTATCAGCTCCCTTGGCGTGATGCCAAACTCCTCTTGCGTTTCCCGTATCGCTGCCTCCTCCGGTGTTTCCCCGGTTTCAATGTGTCCGCCGGGGCCGCAGATGGTCCCCTCATCGCTTCTCGTTCCAACGAGAATTTTCCCATCTTTGACAACGAGGACGCCTACACCGGTAGGCTCATCGGTATCATCGGCCTGTACCGAAGGTGTCGGCTGGCCTTGGATGCTCTGTTCAGAGCCTCCCGGCTGTTTCTCCTCCTCAACATTCCGCATAGCCGCCTCGACATCGCTCACAGCATCAGGCTCACCCATCAGGGCATCCAGCAGATCATCGTCTTCTGTGATGATGTCTTCTACATCGAACTCCTCATCAGCAGCAAGACGGCGGCGTACTTCGGTCGGGTCAAGGGCCTGCATATCCACATAGGTCTGAGCTGTCTGCGCTTTGATCTGAGCGGTTTGCGCCTTGGTCTGCTCCACCGTAGCCCGTTCTGTTTCGCTCAGGCTCCACAGCGGGTTGAATTTCAGTTTGTAGCCCGGTTCCTCAGAGATTTCCCCGGAGGCTACTCCTGCCCGGAACACCACATCCAGCAGTTCCCGCAGGTTCCGTTTCAGCATCAGCTTTTGGATGCGTTCCACAAAGTTGTAGTAGCTCTCAAAATCACTGTCGCCAGTGGCGTTCATTCCAGCCGGAGAGCGGCCGAACAGAATGGTCTGTGGGATATTGGTCAGGGCAGACAGCATATTGCAGGTGGCATCAATGACATCTTTGACGCCCGAAAACTGGAAGGTCTTGAAATCATAGTTCTCACCGTCTGAGTCAATAGCGATGCTGTTCAGCAGCCCACGGGCCATATCAATGACCTGCAAGCGTTTCAGGACATTGTTCTCCCCATCATCGGTCGATAGCATCTGCGCCAACCCCTTCATGGAGTAGATGGCCTGCACACTGCGTTCCAGCAGCTTTGTGCTGTCTGTATGGGCGGTGATGGTTTCCCGCAGCGCCCGACGGATGCGGACATATTCTGGCATACCCCAGAACCGGTAGGTGGCGTTTGTGGACTGCTCTGGCAGTACGCCGTTTCGGAACACAAGGCAGCGGCTTTCGTGTACTATGAACGAGCCATAGATGCTCGACACATAGTAAAACTCCGGCTGTCCGAACTTGGACACCCGGTTTCCGGTCCCCTTCCCTCCCCAGTCCTGCATATACAGGCTGGTGTAATCCGGTTCAACGATAGCCCTTTCGTATACCCGCAGCTCATCGATGCTGCGGATGTTCTTCCAGTCCACCGGCTCCTCCAGACCCCGGCCATCATCAATGAGCATCACGATAATGGCGCCGCCGTACAGACGAGCCCACTTGATTGCGGTGGCCGCTTTCTCCTCCCACTCCAGCTCATCCAGAGCCTCTTCG